GCTATACGACGTAAGGAGGGCTGGATGATGAAAGCACTGACCCACAACATCCAGCAGGAGCGCGAGGACCAGCGCGACCGCTCCGCGCAGCTCTTTATGTGGTGCATCGTCGTTTCTATGCACCAAGACGACGGCATTGGCGCGTCCCGCCTCCTGCGGGCGTGTAACGAGATGGACGCTTTTGAGAAAAAATACCAGACGGCTATCCTATACGGCAGCAGCAAGAACGCAACGGACGCCATGAGGGAGAACCTCAAAGGCATCTGTGATTTTGAGGTCCGGCTGCCGGTTGACCGAGCTCCGAGAGGACGCCGGGAGGAGCAGCTCCGCATGGCAAGCAATCAGGGCGCAGAAATCGCGTGGCTTGTTATGGCGGCCACCTGTCACGAGACGTTCGGCTACGGGAGAGACCGGCTGGCGCGCCTCAAGCAGAACTCCATGAACAACTACAAGCAGTACCTCGAGTGGGAAAAAGAGGATAAGGACCTCGCCCTCGACCGTCTGCGCAGATGCGTACAGGACGCCCTCAAAGAGGACCTCCGCGTCACTGACACCGACGACCGCAAGGGGATGCTTTCGACCCCGGGCAGAGGCCCCAGCGTATACGAGACGGCCGCTGTCTACTCGGAGATATTCAGGAGGGCCAGAGCAGCCCGGGCAGTGGCTCCGCTCGCGGTATACAGCGCAGCGAAGTACGACGAAACCATGACGGCCGCCCGGAAACGGGCCAGCGTTATGCTCGGCTTATGACTATCTGCCCGAAAGAGTGCCCGGACAGACACCCGGGATGCCACGACCATTGCGAACGGTATGCGGAGAACAAGGCGGCATACCAGAAGATGAAGCAGGAGTACGACGGGAGCGTCCGAAACCCCTACTGCCGTAGGTGGACGCACCGAGCCATCGTGCGCAGTTTCAAGAAGAAATTCAGGTAAAGGAGTGGTGACTATGTACGAGGTTCTTTTAGAGCTTGACGACCTGCTGGAAACCTTAACTTACTGGCTTTCCTTTGCGGCCGTCGCCTTGTCAGTAATAGTTGTTGTGGCCTATGTATGGTGCAAGGCCGCCGAGCAGAAAGCAACCCGGGCGGAGCCCCGGAAAAGAAAGGATGGGATGACATGAAACAGAGCGAAAAGCTCACGCAGCTCCTTGAGCTCATGCAGGCAAACCCGGAGCTCCCGGTCATTCCCTGTGTAGATGGGGATGTTGTCAGCGGCGACGAGTATTACTGCTGGCTTGGCTCATGGGGAGAGAGCGCGGTTCAGGAGTTCGTCATCGGCAGAGAGAGAACCTACTACCGGGAGGACGATATTTCAGAGATGAACGACGTCCTCTGTGAACACTATGACCCGGAGCTCGTGGACAACATGACGGAGGAGGAGACGCGGGCGGCGTACAACGCGCTCCCGTGGAAGAAAGCCATCTTCGTCGATGTTCACCAATACGAGGAGGAACCGGATGCCGAGGTATGATGTGTTCCTTGAGGGCAGGGCAGAGAGCTCCACCTGCTACTTCGGCGTCGCAGTCATGGCAGACGACCAAAAAGAGGCGGAGTACCTCGGACACGAAGCAGGGCGGAAGAAACACCGCGAGTGTGACGAAATCGAGGTCGTCGGCGTTATGCCGGTGATTTCAGCCCGGAACGCCGGAAAAGGGAGGCTCTGCCAGCGCATTCCGCTCAAAGAACGCGCTTTGAAGTTTGTAAAGGAGGCTATCAAAAATGGAAGAAGTAAGATTGATTGACGCGAACGCTTTGCACAAGCGCATCGAAATGAATCTCCATGCCAGTAACCCGTTCACTATTGAAGAATGCTGCTATAAGGACGCCCTGAACAGCGTGGATGAGGCTCCCACCATCGACCCAGAGAGCCTGCGCGGTCATGCCAAGTGGGTGAAGGACAAGGAATTGAAGTTTATCATCGTCGATGATGAAAACAACAGTCACGAGGAACCGGCAATTCGCTGCACCCATTGCAATGCCAAAATTTCGCAAAGCGATTTCGACAGCTGGGTCTGGAACTTCTGCCCGGTCTGCGGGTTCAAGATGGAGGATGAAACGGAGGAGCAACATGAAACCGATTAACGCAGAGGAAATCGTCCGTGTATTCAACGGCTGGCTCGAGGAGGCGGACAGCCTCGCAGAGCGGGAGGCCATCGAGTGCTGCATTGACCACATTCGGGACGCCCCAGCAGTCAGTCAGCAGGAGCTCCGCAGCTATATGCTGCCGTGGTTCAGCCCATTCGCGGCTCCGTGGTGCGGGAAGATTCAGCGCGCTTTCCCGAAAGCCTACGTCACCATGAACTTCGAGCTGATTCTCGTCCCGAGGACGAACACATACATCAACCTCAACCACTGCAGCACCCCGGACGAGTTCAAGGCGGAGGTCATCGAGGGTGTATCGCGGTTTGCGTTCAAGGCGTTCACAAAGCCGCTGCGCAAGGAGCATCTCGACGGCATCAACAAGCTGCTCGACACCAAATTCACGCCGGAGGACATGGAGTACATCTACACCAACCTCGGCAACGGCATCAACCACGAGCTGTGCATGAAGTTTGTCAAGAGCGGGTATGACCTCAAAGTAATCGAGGAAAGCGTATGAACTGCCAATTTTGCGAAGATTACGAGTGGAGCAAGAAGCACAGGCCAAAGACCGGCAGAGAGTTATACACAAAGTATTACGTCTGCCTTTATGAGAGAACCCTCAGAAAGGGCTGCGGGCTTGCCTCAACCTACACTCACAAAAGACGGCCGCTGAACTTCTGCCCGGAGTGCGGCCGCCAGTTGAAGAAAACAAAAAAGGAGGATGAAACGTGAACGGAGTCATTCGGGGCCGATGCCCGAGGTGTGGCGGGAAAATTATTTATTCGGAATTTTACCAGAACGCACGGGACTACACAATCCGAAAAGACGGAAAAGTTCCGAAACGCTATGTATCCAGAAGCGGAGAACTAAGCGAGAGCGTAGCGGCCTGTGAAAACGGTTGCGGCGCATACTGGGAAGATGAAGATTTTTCCATCGGGCAAGACGGGATGTTCTACGACAATAAATACACGGAGGATGGGCAGGAATGAAAGAAAGACAAGTAGAGATCCTGCCCTGCCCGTTTTGCGGAGCGAATCCGTGCCGCATTGCAGAAAAAAGGGAGGTCGTCAATACCGAAACCGGTGAAGCGATAAGTAGTAATATCGGCATTACGTATTGGAAGCATCCCGAAACGCCTGATTGCGTTTTGGGATTCGGGATGTTTTTTCTCGACACGCCAGACGACATCCAAAGGTGGAACAGCAGAACCGATAAAGCAAAATCTAACCCCGAAACTTGAAAATGATTCAAGCGCATTTCAATCTTTAACCATCAAATTTGAAAATTGGAGGATAAAATTTATGTTTCCGCAGAGAAGAATGACGACCGACACCCCGGATGGGAATTATGAGCAGGCTCTCAACC